AAGCGCACCGCACTGAATTTTCCACCCAAGAAAAGCCCGACTAATCAATCGCTTACCACCAACGCCCGACCCACGGCTGGCCCTAGGCACCCCCTAGGGCCAAAATTTCGGGCCTCGCGCGGGCCCAGACTTCCCCTCAACCCGAAATCACTTTTTACGACTTGGTGTATCCCTCCGCCCCCACTTGACTTCACATGAAAAATATGATCTACTGGGGGTAGAATTGGAGATGGTTATGGAAGGTTTTACGGATGCGACTGCGCTGATTCAGCCGGGGATTTACGTCCTCTGGCGACAAGGCAAGGTTGTGTTCGTAGGGAAGTCGGACAAGTCGATGCTGGCGAAGATTGCATCGCACCGATCCCTGCTCCGCAAGCAAGTCCCAGATTGGTTTCCGATCAAAGGCATTCCCTTCGACAAGGTCTACATCAAGACCGTGCACCCGGATCGCATCGAGGCAGAATACCTCGCGCTGATCCTTGAACACAATCCCCACTACAATCTCCCATCACCGGCATTCACCTCGCAGCCGGTAATAACCATCAATCGGCGAGTGTAACAATGCAAATTCAACGAAACCCTCGAGCCGCCAAGATCATCTCAATCCGCCCAATCGTTGAGGCTGATCTTGAGCAACTGCGCAAGCCCTCAGGCAAAGTCGTAATCGCTCGCATACGCGACTCCCACCACACCATCGCTCGCCTGTTTGCATCGGGAATGAAGAATCGCGAAGTCGCTGAATCTGTTGGCTATTCCGAAACCCGCATCTCCCTGCTCCGCAACACCCCCATGATGGATGAGCTTGTTGAAAAATACCGCGGGACCGAGACCGAAGCATGGCGTGAGAAACGCGACGAATACTACGCGAGCATTCACGCGGCCGGAGCCAAAGCTTGGCGTCAAATCAACGAACAACTTGACGATGCCGATGAAAACAACGAACCGCTTCCGATTCGGAATCTGCTCTCAATCGCTGATTCTTCCGCGGATCGCATTGGCTACAACAAGAAATCAACCACTGTCAACATCAACGTAGACTTCGCGGCAAAGCTCGAACAAGCAATCGCGCGTTCATCCAAAGTCCGCATCATCGAAAACCAACTCGACGACTAACCTAATTGCAGCGGTATTCGGACCTCCTCCTGCGCCCGCTGCGATTCCCCGACTGTCTGCCGCATTAGGCTTGGTGTACGCAGACAGTCGGGGCACTTGGAGATTCGCATGAACATCCTCTCTCGCATAAACCGTTGGCTTCAGCCGGGTGCCGATGCCCCTGCGATTGACCACTGGGATCTCACACTTGACGATCTTGTCAACGAAACCCAAAGCTTCCGGGCAATCTACGTAGGCGCTGGCGGCGACATCACCATTGTCTCAGCCACAGGCAATGTCGTGAAATACCTCGCGGTTCCACAAGGCACTGTTCTCCCTGTCGAAGGCGTTCGCGTAAACTCCACAGGCACCTCCGCCTCCAACCTCATAGGTCTCGCCTAATGCCTATGAACCTAAGCCTTGGCATCGGAATCGGCCACAACGGTGGCCCTACATTCGATCCCGATGCACGGGCATGGTTCGCTGCGATGCCTACGCAGCCAACAGATCAAGTCAAATCAATCCTTAGCACATTTATTCTAGGCCTCAAAGCGGATGGTATTTGGCCCCTCATCGACGGCGGAAATTTCCTCTGTCTCGAAACGCTCGCACAGGGACTTGTTGATTTCAAAAATCCGGCGCGTGTAGCAACTCTCGCACCCGGCTTCACATCGACATTCCTGACCTACAGAGGCGTAACCGGCTCGGGCTCGCTTGCCGCATCGCAGGATGCATACATCGATACTGGTTTCATCCCGTCCAGCGCCGGTGGCGTGATGACACAAGACACAGCGACAATAGGTCTATACTCAGCAACAGCGGGTACTGGGAACAATGTTGAGTTCGGTGCCAATGCAGCCGCAGCCGATTTGTATATGGTCACTCGAAATTCATCCGACATATTCCTCGGCCGCCCAAACATTATAACAAACGCTAATATGCTAACTGGCGTCACAGACGGCGTAGGATTCTTTGCCCTCAACCGAACAGCCGCAGCTTTATCCAGAGGCTATAAAAATGGCGTCGTTGGGTCGGACATAACCGATGCGTCTACAGGCTTCCCGAACGTAAGCCTGCGTTATCTTCAAACACAATCAGCGTCCGCAACAACCAAGCAATTGTGCTTTGGTATCTACGGCGCAATCCCTGATGCGCTTCAAGCTGCACTCAACACCCGCGCACAAGCTACAGTCACCGCCTTGAGGGCCCTCTAAATGGCATTCTCATCAGTCACCACTGCCCAATACTGGAATGCCTCAACCAACATTCCTCCGATCAAATCGGGGATTGGGCAAACCGGCTCGGCCTTCATCGTAGCCACACCCGGCAACACTGTGATCGACGGTGTCACCGGTTGGCTCGAAGGCGATTGGATTGTCTACGGCCTCGACAAATGGTATAAATTTCAAACATCATATTCCCAAAGTCCGGTTCTGGCGGCGCTTGCGGTCTTAACGCCGACAGCCGATCAAGTTCCCTACTTCACTACCCCCACCACAGCGGCACTCTCAACCTTCGCTGAACTCCGTGGACAACTCGGACTTCAATCTGCCTACAGTGCATTCGCACGAACAATCCATGCCGATGACTATGCCAACATAGCAGCAGCCTTTGCTGACCTTGGCAACAACGAATGTCTACTCCTCAGCGGCGGCAAAGAATACGCATTCACGACCGGAGCTATTACATCATTCCCAATCAACTTCGCGGTTAAGTCCGATAACGGTGTTCTATCAACGATAAACTTCTCGGGCAACGCAGCTTGGCATCCTGAGGGTCTTCTACAAGTAACCTCAGCTTTAGTCGCTGCGTCAGAAGAAGCTTTAACCAGCACAATCACAGCTGCGACATCTTCAGTTCAAATTCAATCGGGCTCCGCAGTTGGACAAGTCTGTACTGTCAACACCTATGCCCCACACCAACTCACAACTGGTGATTGGGTTTTCATTCGTTATGGTTCAAGCGGAGTTGCTGGTCAAGTTGCCTACTGCACCGAATATGACAGCGACGAGGGCTCCGCTCTCGACAAACCAGTTCAAGTCACCGTCACAGACCCGGACACATTCTCCTACACAGCCTACTCCGGAACTCCCGCAGCTACCCTAACAATCTTTCCCTACGTTTACAAAAACAACCAAGTCCTCCAAGTCGCATCATCTGCAGATTACGCCGTTGGCGATCTTGTGCAAATCCAGTCCACCGAACAATACGAATCCTTCACCGGCACACAGTCTATCGACTATGCTGAACTCAACACCGTTGCGCAAATAATCGACAGCACAAATATGATGCTGACCGAGCCAGTAGCATTCACATACAAAACAACATTCTCAGCCAAGGTCACCAAAGTCACCAAAAATACCTGCACTTGGGAAAACATTAAATTCATCGGCAAAGGCCCAAAGCCTTCTCGGGTGGCCTTCGGCGAATCCGATATGGGTATGCTTATGCATCTACTATACCGGCCCAAAATGATTAACTGCGAATTCGAAGCTTGTGATTACATCTCACATTGGAATCGCAGCAACTACTACCCATATTTCGAAAACTGCACGAGTACCCAAACAGAAGCTGCAGCAGGTGGTAAGGATATTGGTATAATCGAAATCCAATACGGCTGGGCGTATGGTAATGCCACTCGCGGTATGGTCTATGTTGATTGTATAGCAAACAATGGTCGCCACGGATTTGATGAATTTTCTTCGGGAGCCCTTCCCGGTTTGCTTTACGACTGGACTCTCATACGACCAAAAGCTTTCAATCAATGGTCCAACAACATAGACACACACGGGATGAATTTCAATGGTCGTATATTTGACCCAGAAATTCGTGGTGGCGACGGTATCGCTTGCCGCAACGGCTCGCTTGTCTGCACAGGCATACGTGCTTATGGATCGAAAACGGCATTCAAAGCATCAGGAAGGGTTGTGGACATACAAGTGTCTGTTGATATTGCAGACATGATCTTGCAGGATGTGGTAGATTTCTCCCCGACAACAGACATAGCAACACCGACCCCAACTTCCACAAATATCAGCGTATTTCATCTCAACTCAAAAAATGGCGGTCAGTTTGGTGTAAGATTTACATCACCAACCGGCCACAAGTTCATAGCACCTTATATCGGTGCAGTTTATTGTGAAGGATTATTTTACTATCCTGTCTATTTGAACACTTCAGGGACAGGGGAAATATTGGCCCCAATAGTTGAATCCGCTATCGGTATCGACTGCGGGTATTATGTCGTCTATCATTACAACGTCTCCTACGGAAGCTTCAACAGAGTCTTCGGCAGGAAAACCGGAAGCTTTTCTCTTGTTGGTTCAGGGACTGCCGCGGCAACTGTAAACACATACAACAACATCTCCGGAGTGTCCACTTCCGGCGGGACGGTGACGAAATTCTCATTGCCCGAAACTTGCGTCGGTAACTTCACCAATTCTCTAGACTACGAATCAAAGATCATCTCCAGTGGAGCAGTTACTAAAAACTTCCGCAATGTTCCGCTTCTGATCGTTGACACAGAAGGAGGGGCTGCAAGCGATGATCTTGACACAGTCAATGGTCTCGTTCATGGCGATATCTTAAACATAAGATCAGCCACTGCCACAAGGGATGTCAATCTTACAAATTCAGGCAATCTGCTTCAACCAATTCCAAGGCTGTTGTCTGGCACAAGCCAAATCCAAAGCTATGTTAACAATGGATCACAGAATGTAACCTCTGACTATGGTCGGGTCTTAGCCGGAAGCATAACCTACGACCCACCAAGTGTCGCAGACGGTGCTGCGACATCTACCACAGTCACTGTCACTGGTGCTGCCCTTGGAGATTATGTGTCTTCAGTATCATTTAGCATCGATCTCCAAGGCATGATTGTGACCGGATATGTATCCGCAGCCAATACAGTCACAGCCAGATTCCAAAATGAAACCGGTGCCCCACTCGATCTAGGCTCTGCCACTCTTGCTGTACTCGTTTCGAAGGCCATCTAATGGACGACAAGCTCTTCGAATGGCTAGCCGAAGTCCGTGGTGATCCCCTAGCGTTCACCATGGGAGCATACCCATGGGGAGTCGCCGGTACAGTCCTTGAGAAATTCGATGGTCCCGATGACTGGGCCGTTGAACTAATGAACATGGTTCGCGATGGAATCCTCAACCTAAATGAAGCAGTCCAAATCGCCATCGCCTCAGGGCACGGAATCGGTAAATCAGCGACTGTTGCACATCTTATCATGTGGGCATTCTGCACCTTCCCAGATACGCGAGGCGTTATCACTGCTAATACCGAAACACAGCTTAAGACGAAAACTTGGGCCGAACTCGGTAAATGGTTCAACCTCTGCTTCTTCGCCAGAGACCACTTCACTCTCACAGCCACAGGCTTGTTCTCCAAAGACGCCGAAAGGGAACGGACTTGGCGAATAGACATGATCCCTTGGTCTGAGAAGAACCCGGCGGCGTTCGCTGGACTTCACAACCAAGGCAAACGCATTCTCCTAGTGTTTGACGAAGGCTCCGAAATCCCAGACGTAATCTGGGAGACAGCTGAAGGCGCTCTCACCGACTCGGACACACAGATAATCTGGCTCGCCTTTGGCAATCCCACCAAAAACACAGGCCGGTTCCGGGAGTGCTTTGCAGGTGGCAAGTTCTCCGATCAATGGCAACACAAACAGATTGACTCTCGAAGCGTTCGCATTACTAATAAGAAACGACTCAACGATTGGATCAAGGCCTATGGCGAAGATTCCGATTTCGTCCGGATCCGTGTTCTTGGTCAGTTTCCAAGACATGGCCTTATGGAGTTCTTCTCTGCGACACAGATCGATGAGGCTATGTCGCGAGAGACTGTCACACAGCGAACCGATCCGCTTGTTCTTGGGGTCGACGTTGCGAGATATGGTTCGAACTTCTCCGTCATTTTTCCGCGCAAAGGTCGCGATGCTAGAACGATTCAACGGGAGCGATTTAGTGGTCTGTCTACGGTTGAACTAGCCGATCGAGTATACCATTCCCAGGCCACCTACCGAGCCGATGGCATAATCATCGACGGTGGTGGTGTTGGTGGTGGTGTTATCGACAATGTCCGAGCCAAACGCTTGTTCTGCTACGAAGTCCAGTTCCAAGGCAAGGACGTCGTCTATAACTCTACCTTCGGCAACACAGGCGAAAAATACGCCAACAACCGCGCGGCAATGTACGGTGCACTTCGAGCATGGCTTCCGGGTGGGTGTCTTCCCAACGATCCCGAACTCCGTCGCCAGATGCTAATGATCAAGTACACCTTCAACAACAAGGACGAAATCATCCTCGAACGTAAAGAGGACATAAAAGATGATTCTGGTACACCTGTTGTCCTCGACGATCTTGACGCCTTGATCCTAACCTTCGCCCACCCGATCGCACCGAACAAACACGCTGGCGGTGACTATCCCGACACTGACAGTGACGTAAAAACCGAATGGAATCCATACGCCCCCGAAAGGATGAACGCAAATGTCTGATCCGTTTTCTGCACTGATTGGTATGGCCGGGGGCACGTTGATGAGCCTACTCGGTGGTGGCAAGGACAAGCCCGAAGCACCTCCGCCGATGGCTGCACCAGAAGCCTCGCCTACTGGCACACCGAATTCTAACAAGCCTAAGAATGCCCAATCCTTCGTATCCGCTGCTGCCGCGCCACAGCAACAGACTCGCGGTCAAGCAACACTCTTGGGGCAGTAACATGACCGAAGAACAAATTAAACACATGACAGAACGTTTCTTACGCTGGAAACTTCCTGATGACTTCAGTCCTGATGGTGGCATTGAATTTCACAAAACAGTTCGTGCCGGTACAACATATGAATACATCTTCTCACCAGTAGGTACGAACTTGCTAACATTTACCCAAGCACAAGCAATGATTCGATTCATGATCGAAGACCTGCCAAAATAGGACAGAATCATGCCAGTCGTTCCCTTCGTACAAGCCGCTCCGCAGCAGGGATTCCAACTACCCGGACCTCCGCCTGATGATCAGTGGACGCTGATGGCGGCTGCGCAGATGCATTCGGAAGGGCGGCTGATTGATAAGGCCTCATGGGAGTGGTCTGACAATAACGTGACAGGTGGCAGAGTCACGGACAGTATGGCGAATGATCTATCAGACAATGATGTATCAAGTTTGTTTGAGCAGAACAACGACATTATCGACAACAAAGGCGTGACTTTCTCACGCAAAGCATATGACAAATTCAAACCCTTGATTGATAAACTAGGCGATGATTATGAATCTATTCCAAGTTCAGACAACGAGAATATGCACGTAAGACGCATGCCAAAGGTGTATTGATATGAACGAATCAGTTGACCTCAACTTCCGCCGATACTCCGAGGCCCGGCTCATGGGCCTCCGCACCAATCGCTACTCTTGGTGGACCCATTGGCGCGAGCTCGGTGACTATTTCCTCCCTCGCCGGTACAAATGGCTGATCACCCCAAATCAAATGATGCGGGGCTCACCAATCAACCAACACATTCTCGATTCCTCAGCCTGCATCTTCGCACGTAACCTAGCCTCAGGCCTCGTCTCAGGCAAATCCTCCCCTACCATGCCGTGGTTCCGGCTTAAGGTCGGTCGCATTGATTCGACCATGACCTCGCCAATCTCACTCTGGCTCGCCGAATGCGAACGCCTGCTCTATCTCATCTTCGCAGAGAGCAACTTCTACAATTCCATCGCCGTATTCTATCACGACCTTGTGATCTTCGGCACGGCCTCGATGCTTATCTACGAGGATTTCGAAAATGTCATCACCTGCGTCAATCCCTGCCTCGGGGAATACTATATCGATATCGACGGTCAGTACCGTCCGTGCATCTTTTACCGGGAATTCACTTACACTGTCCAAGCCTGTGTTAGTGAGTTCGGTCTCGAGAATTGTTCCGAGACAATCCAACGACTCTACACCCAATCCAACGGTTCGGGTTTATCTCAGGAAATCGTGATTGCTCATTCCATCGAACCCAACAACGATGGCCGTGCTCGGGAGTTCGGTTTCTCGCCGAAGTTCGAATACCGCGAAGCATACTGGGAATGGGGTGGATCGGCCTCGCCGCAGGGTGGTTCATCCTCAGGCACCGCCTTCCTCCGTCGCAAAGGCTACTACTCCCGCCCGAACATCACCGGACGTTGGGATGTAGTCTCCAACGATCCCTATGGGCGCTCCCCCGCGATGGATGCGCTCCCCGACCAGAAACAACTCCAACTCGAAACCCGGCGTAAGGCACAAGCCATTGATAAGATGGTGAACCCGCCGCTTGTTGCTGATATGCAACTCAAAAACCAGCCCGCCAACTTGACCCCGGGCGGCATGACCTATATCTCTGGCTACGCCGCCAATGGCAAGGCCGGACTCTCCTCCGTCTACGACACCCGGTTTCCAGTCGCTGAAATCACCGAAGACCTGAACGAAGTCAAACTGCGCATGTCGCAGATATTTTTCAACGACGTCCTTAAGGTTGCCTCCCAGTACGAAACCCGGTCCAACGTAACCGCGGTCGAATGGGACCTTCGTAAGTCCGAATCCCTCATCATGCTCGGACCCGCTCTCGAACGCATTGACCACGAAGTACTCAAACTCGTCATCGACCGAACCTTCGACGTAGCCAATCGGGCAGGAATCATCCCGCCGCCACCGCCTGAAATCCAAGGACAGATGATGAACATCTCCTTCATCTCCATGCTCCAACAGGCCCAAGCTGCAACGCAAGCTGCATCAATCGAACGCGTCCTATCCCTCGCTGGAAATATCGTCGGCGTCAAACCTGATGCCATGGACAACATCGATGTGGACTATTCTCTTGACAAATACTCCCATCTACTAAACAATGATCCTAAGATGATAAGAAGCCCTGAGATGCTACAGCAAATCCGCCAGCAACGAGCCCAACAAGAGCAGGCAGCACAACAGGCACAGATCGCGGATCAACTGTCTGCCGGTGCCAAGAACCTAGCCCAAGCTGATGTGGTGGCGGACAGAACGCTCTACAAGCCATGTTAGAAGGTGGGTAATGTACAATGCAACAAGCCGCAAAGACATTCGCAAAGCCGAGAAAGTCTTCGAGCAAGAGGAAAAGAAAAGGGTCAACTTCGTTGTCGCGGCCATGTCCACTTCCGAAGGCCGCTTATGGTTCCATGACCTCCTGTCCAACTGCCGAGTATTTGCGGACCCATTCAGCGGTGACGCCCTACACGAAGCCTATTCTAAAGGCGAACGCAACATCGGACTACGAATCTACGGCGACATAGTCTCAAATTGCCCGGACTATTTCGTTACGATGATGAAAGAGGCAACCTTAAGGGAACAGATTAATGCCCAACGATCAAGCCACGACACCCCCGACGACGCCGGAGAACCCGCCCCCGACGCCTATGACCCCTACTCCGACCCAACCGATGGGGAACGACCAGCAGGCGAGGACGCCAACCGGTGAACTCATAGATCAGGCGAAGCCCAATGTTGAAGCCAAGGTCGATGAAAAGCCCGGAGATAAGCCGGGAGATAAGCCCAAAGAAACCATCCCAGAGTCCTATACTTTCTCCGCAGGCGAAGATCAACACCTTGACGAAGCAGCGATTGGAGAAGTTACACCCATCTTCAAAGAACTTGGCCTCGATCAAGCTGGCGTCGATAAGCTGACTGGCTTCTATAACAAAAAGGTCGGGGAGTTGATGACTCGCGGTGTGGAAGCCGTCAACACCATGCGTGAAGGCTGGCGTGATACCATCGCCAAAGACCCTGAAATCGGTGGCAAGCTCGATGTCGTCAAGGCCGAGATTGGCAAAATCTACCAACACCTTCCCCCCGCTCTCGGTCAAGAATTCCGGGACGCAATGAATCTGACAGGTGCAGGCGATCACCCTGCTTTCGTCAAAGCCCTTTACAAGCTGGCTACGCTTGTAAACGAAGGCAAGCCGGTAACTCCCGGTGGACCTTCACCACACGGCCAAGGCAAAACGGGTGCGCCCCAAAGCCTAGCCTCTGCAATGTACCCGAACCTACCCTCTCGTTAACCGAGCCCCGGCGTGGGATGAACAGCTAAGCTCAGATCGGTTAGAGTGCAATGGTGCAACCTAAACACAGGAACTGAAAATGGCAACGATTGGCACTACTGCCCTGACCTATGCGGATTGGGCGAAGCGAGCGGACGACAATTTCAAAGTTGCGTCCATCATCGAACTCCTCTCTCAGACGAACGAAATCCTTGACGACATGCTCGTTGTCGAGGGAAACTTGCCTACCGGACACAAGACAACTGTCCGTACTGGCCTGCCTCAGGCAACGTGGCGCATGCTGAACTCCGGTGTTCCGAATGCAAAGTCCACGACTGCGCAGATCGTCGACATCTGCGGAAACCTCGAAACCTACTCCGTGATCGATAAGGACATCGCTGACCTCAACGGCAATACCGCCGAGTTCCGCCTGTCTGAAGTGAAGGCGTTCCTTGAAGGCATGTCGCAGCAGGTCGCGGCAACGATCTTCTACGGCAACCAGCACACAAACCCGGAGCGTTTCACCGGTCTCGCCCCGCGCTACTCCACTCTCACGGCAGCGAATGCCCAAACCGCAGCGAACGTTCTTGATGGTGGCGGTACGTCATCCACCAACACCTCGATGTGGCTGACGACTTGGGGCGATATGACCCTGCACGGCACCTTCCCCAAGGGCAAGATCACCGGCCTCCAGCACAAAGACATGGGCGAGTGGCCTGTGGCTGACTCTGCTGGCAACACCTACCAAGCATACCGCGATCACTTCAAATGGGAAATCGGTATGGTCCTCCGCGACTGGCGTTACTGCGCTCGTATCGGTAACATCGACGTTGCTCAGCTTTCCGGCGGTTCCGCTGCGAATCTGATCAATCTGATGGTACGTGCTCTCTATCGTCTGCCCACAGCGCCGGCCTCGGCTTCTGCGGTTCAGACTTCGGATGCCCCGTCGATCAAGGGTGCAATGGGTCGTACGGTGTTCTACGCCAACCGTATCCTGCGTACCTACCTCGATCTGCAGGCGATGAACAAGACCAACGTCTTGCTTCAACTGCGTGAGTTTGATGGTAAGGTCATCACGACGTTCCGTGGTGTCTCCATTAAGACCTGCGATGCCATCCTGAACAACGAAGCTCAAATCGTGTAATCGAAAGGACCTGTCATGATTCTCGATAACTTCCTCATGTTCACTGGTACGTCGAATGGCGCAGCCGGTGGCATCACTTCCAGCAGCATCAAAGACGCCCCGACTACGGGCACGCAGGCTGCTTCGAACATTATCGACCTCGGCCTCTCTGGCATTCCTTCCTCCGCGAATGGTGGTGGTGCCCGTGATATCGGTGTCGGTGATCCGGAACTGTATCTGTCGGCGTTGGTTGATGCTGCCTTCACCGGTGGCACCAGCTTGCAGCTTCAACTCCAAGGCGCTCCAGATAACGGCTCAGGTGCTCCCGGTTCGTACACGACAATGTGGACGGGTGCGGCTGTGGTTGAAGCCAATCTTGTCTCTGGTATGCAGATCGCTAACATCAGCGTTCCGCGTCCGGTCGCAGGTCAGGTTCTCCCCCGGTTCCTGAAACTGAACTTCATCTCTGTTGGTACGCATTCGACGGGCACCATCTCCTGTTCGATCGTTCTCAACCGCGATGACATGCCGGTTGGTATCACCGGCCTGTACTCTGGCTACCCTGCTGGCCTGACGGTCGCCAACTAACACAAACGGAGAACCTCGATGAATAGACTTATCGCCACCATCGGGGCCCTCCTGCTTGGCATGGCCTGTGCATTCGCGCAGGTCAATGTCGTTCCGCAGGTCGGCCAGACTTCAAACTACGTTGCCCGACAGACTTACTCTGCCGGGTTCGTTGGCCTTGTGCCCCCTGCCTCTGCGACGGACATCATCTGCATCGCAGGGTCAGCGTCAAAGACCATCCGTGTCCGTGAGATTGTTGTCTCGGGTACGGCTGGCACTCTCGTTACCGTTCCGATTGCTCTAGTCCGTCGAGCATCGGCTGCGACTGGTGGTACGGCTGCGGGCACGACTGCGAACCCTGCCAATGCCATCACCAAACGTGACACGGCAAATGGCACGGCATCAGCAACGCCTGTATCCTATACAGCAGTACCAACGATCACAGACTCTGCGGGCACAGTGTTTGCATCGTCGTCCCTGACCCTGCCGGTCACTTCCGCAGGCACTAGCTCAGTCCCGCTGAAGTTCTCCTTTATTGGTGACGCCGAAGCCTTGATGCAGCCTCCGGTTCTCCGCGGTGCTGCCCAACAGTTCTGTCTCAACTTCAACACCGTCTCGATCAGTTCCGGTCTGCTGAACGGGTATATGACATGGACCGAGGAGTAACAAGCCATGCGATGGAAGCTTATGGTAGCTCACTATCTCAACGTGCCCGGTGAAGAATGGGAATATGTTGAGAACGATCGGAAGACGGGACGACCGGTGCGACAGAAGTTCAAGGTTCCCCGTCTGCTTGATCCCGCCGATCCTCAGTGCTGGACGAATCGTTGGGGAAATAAGGACAACGAAGAGGGTGAGGTTGTGGTCTGCCACGAAGGAAAAGGCGAACCCAACGACCATATCTTCTACGGTGACCCAACGCCTGATATGATCCCGCTCGACGATGAAGCCAAGGCTTTGTCGAAGACCTTCGAAAACAAGTGGAAGTACAAGCCGACTGATGCAACGCAGTCGTACTCCCAGTCGATGATCGATCAGATGCAGATTAAGCTTGCAGAAGCACAAGCTAAGCCTGCGACGGTCGAAGGGCTTGATAAGCTCACCGATGTTCTCGGCAAGATCGTTGAGCAGAACGCGGCACTTATGGCCAAGGCTACTGCCGCACCTGAACGGAGAGTGTAATGCGCGAAGATATTAAAGAAATCATGTCCGGCGCGATCTTGATGATGGATGTGATCGCCAAGGGCAAGGACATTCCTGAGGCCAAGCTTCTGGTGGCCTCGGCGCGTGCAGGGCTTGTAACCCTTACCGTAGACCTTGTGAATCTTCCGGAAGAGGAAGAGGAAGAGGAAGAAATTTCTTCCGCACGCAAAATCTAAGGTACTGCCATGACAACGTATGTAGACCTTGTGAACCGTGCATTGCAAGTCGTTGGCACCCGCTCTGTGGTCAATGCCACTGAACTTGCGAACAATACCACAAACGAGGCGAAGGAAGCGAATAAGGTACTTCACTCAATTCGCAAACAACTCCTCCGAATGGCTCCTTGGGGCTGTGGTATGACCACGGATAACTTGGTCTACATTACGTCTGTTCCGGGCACACCCGAGAACCTGTCCACACCCGGTACCCAATGGCAGCGTGGTTTACCTACGCCGCCTTGGACTTACGAATACCAATATCCCGCCGATTGCATTGTATCATGCTTTATCATCCCCGGTAACCAAACAGGTTATGCGGGGGCGGTTCCGATTTCTCCTGTAGCTACAGGATTCTCTCCGGCAGTTTGGGCAGGTGAGCCGGTTCGGTACGCTGTCCAAACGGATCAATTCAGGCCTGTAACTGCTGCGGCTGTAGTCGCTGGCGGAACTGGCTATGCTGTTGGCGATACTATCATTCTCGAAACAGGCCCAACAGATGAGGCACCGATCGGTGCGCCTGCGAAGCTTGTTGTTGAAACGCTTTCTGGATCAGCTGTTGCAACCGTCTCAGTCGTGAGCCAAGTTATTGACTCAGACCCTGAACTTGGTGGCAGCTATTTCTCCATACAAACCAATCCAGTGGCGCAGGGATCGACTGATGGTGCAGGTGCAGGTGCGACCTTCAACCTAACGCAAGGTGCATCTCAAGCGCAGCGAGTCATTCTCACCAACCAAGCCAATGCCATTATGGTCTACGTCAAGAACGTAACCGATCCTAACCTATTCGACGATGCATTCCAAGAAGCTTATGTCCGCATTCTTGGAGCCACACTTTGTCAGCCTCTATCCGGCGATAAGAAACTTGCCGGTATGGCAATTGACATGGCGAATCGCTTGATCGAGGAAGCTAGGGTTTCGGATGCTGGCGAGGGACTCACAATCAACGATGTGACGCCTGATTGGATTCGCATTCGTGGGTTCTCAGCCGGTAACACATTCTCAGGTCCGTTCGCCGGATTCGACTGGGGCGGGCTGTGGCCTGCATTTGGGTGAGCTATGAGCGATATATCTGTACAAGCTTCATTCAACGCAGGCGAGTGGGCACCGACCCTAAACGCACGTGTAGATCAAGCCAAGTATAAATCTGGCGCAGCGCTCCTTGAAAACTTCTTTGTGGATTATCGCGGAGGTGCATCTTCGCGCCCGGGCACGCAATACATTGCACAGGCTTATAAATCAGACACCGAAGTTCGTGTCATCACCTTTCAGGTAAGCTTTGGTGTTGGCTATGTGCTTGAGTTCGGTGACGAATACATTCGGTTCATCTACAACGGATCGCTGATCTTAGAAGATTCATTCGCTGTGTCTGCGGCTACGCAAGCCGATCCATGCGTTATAACAGTCGTAGGCAATGACTTTGCTACGGATGATTGGGTATTCATCGACAGTATCGTTGGCATGACCGAGCTAAACGGGCGGTTTTTCCAAGTAACATCTGTTGCAGGCGACGATGTAACACTCGCTGATGTAAATGGCAATCCTATCGACGCAACAGGTTACGCAGCTTACGTCTCAGGTGGCACAGCAGCGAAAGTCTACACACTCGCTTCGCCATATACATCGGCTGATGATCTTCGCTTGCTCAAATTTACCCAAGCAATCGATCAGATGATTATCTGCCATCCTAATCACGAGCCTTATGAACTCTCAATTATATCCGCCAACAGCTGGACCATCACGCCTGTTGTCATAGGGGCTACCATCAATGCTCCGGGTGCGCCGTCTGTGTCAACATCATTGGCAGCCGGTACTATCAACTACTCTTACGGCATTACATCAATTGACAAAAACGGACAAGAATCCGCTATGTCAGCGCCCGGGAGCTTACTAAGCAAACAAGATATTCGTGTTGTCAATGGCACTAACCAAGTCAGTTGGGGTGCTGTTACAGGCGCAGTTGCGTATAACATTTACAAATCCAGTGTGTCATACATCGGTCCGGTCCCGATTGGCGTGCAATACGGATTTGTAGGTACAGTCAAGGCTGTGACGTTTATCGATTCTAACATAGGCCCTGACTATACACAAACCCCGCCTGTGTCGCAGAATCCATTCATCGGTGCTGGTATAGACACCGTGACAATTACAGCGGCTGGAACTTATACCACTGTACCGACTATGACATTCGTTGGGTCGTCTGTGATTGCGGCACAAGGAATTGTTCAGCTTGGTGCTGTAGGCCTTCCCACGCTTAGTTTCGGCGGGACAGGTTTCGTTGTCGGCGAACGTGTGACATTTGCCAATGGCATCATCCTACAAGTCACAACGATTGGTGGTAGTGGTGATATCACCGGTTACACCGTCTATAGCCCCGGTGCGATAACCTCAGGATCGACACCAGCGGATCCCATCGGACAACTCAGCACCGATGGTGTTGGCATTGGCTCGTCGATCAATGTAACCTATGGCGTTACGGGTGTTATCATTACCGTACAAGGTGGTGGATACTCTGCGCCACCGACAGTCACATTCTCTTCTGGTGCAGCGACAGCGACAGCATCTTTAACCGAGGCTGGTTCGGGCAATCCAACTGTACCGAGCTTCTTTCAGCAGCGACTGGTTCTTGCGGCACCTCCGGGAGCGCCACAGAGCTTCTACATGTCGAGACCGGGCAGCGATTCGTATTACAACTTTGATATCTCGCTGCCGGTGCGCCCAGACGATTCAATCTCCGGAACAATTGTTTCCGGAGTTCTGAACACCATCAAATCAATTGTCTCATCGACAGCCGGTATGCTCATCCTCACGGACAAAGCTTCGTGGCTTATCAACGGCGGACAATCTGGAGCGGCGGTCACACCTTCGGCAATTGTTGCGAATGCTCAGTCATTTATCGGTGCAAATGACGTACCGCCGATTGTTGCTAACTATGACATTCTCTACGTTCAGTCCAAGGGTGCTGGCGTACGTGATCTTGCCTATAACATTTACTACAACGTATTCACCGGCACAGATATCTCAATCATCTCCTCACATCTATTCTTTGGATTTGAGGTTGTTGAATGGGGATGGGCAGAGCATCCGTTCTATATGGTATGGGCTGTTCGCAATGACGGTGTTATGTTAACTTTAACGTTCCTCAAGGAACAGGAATTCGTAGGTTGGACTCACCACCACACCAATGGCAATTTCAAATCCGTAACGACTGTCACCGAAACAGATGATGCCATCGGTGCAACTGATGCGGTTTACGTTGTGGTCGAGCGTGAAATCAATGGCAACACTGTTAAATACATCGAACGATTCGCCCCAAGGATTTTCCCTAACGGACTGGAAGATGCATGGTGTGTTGACTGTGGCCTTAAGTACGAAGGCGCTGCGACAACCACATTTACAGGTGGACAGCATCTTGCAGGGCAAACATGCACTGGCCTCGCTGATGGTGTTCTTATCCCCACATTCGTAATGCCTGCAGATGGTAACTTCACACTAGCTACCTCCGCGAGCAAAGTAATCATCGGTGAAGCCATCAGATGCAGGTTAAAAACCTTGGCTCTGGATATCGGCGAACCGACAATCCAAGGCAAGGTCAAAAAGATCAATCATGTCGATGTGCGAGTTGCGGATACTCTCGGCCTTGATATCGGCAACGATTTCGACAATCTGACCCCGATGAAAGACCTGATCCTCGGCGAGGTAAACTCTATGCTTACTGGCCAGAAGGATCAACTTATCACAGGGTTGTTTACAGGCGATGCACGTACATACATGTCTCCAGCTTACTCTGTGCCGGGTCAATACTGCATTGAACAATCCAAGCCCTATCCCGCCACGATCCTTGGCGTGTTCCCAAGCTACACCATCGGAGACGACCGATGAAGTTAGAGATATACAACATCACACAAGACCAAATGAAACAGTTGATTTCTTCTACGAAAGGTGTCACTGTAAGTGATGATGAAATGACAGCGATGGAGTCTGTGGCGAAATATTCCCAACCACTTCTCGCAGGGATGTATGGCGATGAATTACTCGCCGTGTTTGGATTTGTTCCGCAGACTGTCCTATCCGATACAGCCCACCTCTGGGTCTACTCCACACCGATGGTCGACGACCATAAAACCATCTTCGCTCGAACGTCCAAATCCGTGATCAACACTATGCTCGATCAATACTCCGAAATCGTTGGGTATTGCTTCACAACCAAGGCCATGATCTGGCTTCGTTGGCTTGGTGCAGAATTCTCTCCGCCCCGTCGTAGCGCACACCCATTCTCAATTCGGAGAGTCTGATGTCAGCCGCAGCAATTGGTCTTACGGGTCTGGGTTCAACAATCGCCGGTGGTGTTCTCGGGGTAGGTGGTAACCTATTCAAAGGTGCATCTGAAATGCAGATGTACAACTACCAAGCTGGGATCGCCGAGATCAATGCCGGAATTGCCCGGAAGAATTCGCAGTTTGCTTACCAGAAAGGTGATAAGGAATCTGAGAAGTATGGCATCAAGGCCGGGCAACAGCTTGGTGCGATCAAAGCGGCTCAGGCATCGGGTGGACTTGATATCACCTCCGGATCGAACAAGCAGGTTCAGGATTCGCAGCAGGCACTTGCCAAAACTGATATGTCACAAATCCGCCAGAATGCTGCGAAGGTGGCTTACGATTACAACGTACAAGCTTGGGGCTACGAACAGGAAGCCTCGTTGAAAAGGCAAGCCGGAAAGAATGCAATGATCTCCGGTGTGATCGGTGCAGCTGGTTCCATTGTCGGCACTGCGGGATCGGTTGCGAATAAGTGGTTACAGGGTAAGCAGGTTGGCTTGGATACTGAGATGAAATCGACATTGGGGGCTTAAGCAATGGCAACAGCAGTTCCCTATCGCCCTGAACTCACTGTCAGCGACGAATCGTCCCGGCCACAGTCGTATGTCCGCGTGGATGCACCACTGGCTGCATTCGGTGGTAACGTCGCAGATGCAGTCAAGGGTCTTGGCAATACTTTCTCCAACGTCGGCAGCGAACTTTACGATCGCGCTGTGGCGATGCAGACGGTCAACGAACAAGCCAAGGCCACAGCTGCAACTGCGGACTTCATGACGCAGCTTGGTGAGAAATGGGCTCAGTATAAGACATTGCAAGGTGATGCTGCTGTTGCTGAGCAGCCTAAGTTTGTTGCGGAATTAAATGCGCTCAGGGCGAAGCAAAGGGAAGCACTCACCTCCCCCTATGCTCAACGAGCTTTTGACAATGAAACTCGCCTTCAACAAGCCCGTACGGTTATGTCGTCTGCGGATCATGCTGCAACACAGAACCGTCAATTTCTACAATCCGCATCTGCTGCGAGAGTTAATGCAAGTGTTCTTGCATCACAAGCTAACCCAAAGAGCAGAGAAACTTACGAAGCAGGCCTAGCAAGCAATCAACGTGAAATAGAAGCTAGCTCAACAGGACAGCCACCCGAAGCTAAAGCTCTTGCTCTTCAACTAGCCAACTCCAATCTCACCCTCAAGACAGCCCAAGCAATGGCTGAGGATGGTGATGAAGGTCCAGCCAAAGCGAAACGTTTCCTTGAAGAGGCAATGAAGCGTGGGACTATTGTTGGCGATGATATCAACAAAGCATCTACTTTCATCCAGAAGAAGCTCCACACAAGACAGGCTAACCTATCCGCACGTCAAACTGTCACAGGTGAAAACCTAGCAATCGGTGATCGTGAGGTATCCCCAACGCAAGCCTCCGAGGCTGTTGGTGGGGTGGGTAATGAAGCTCGTAGTACGCGGATGGTTGCGCCGGGTAAGACTGAAAACAATCCGCTGCTTGGTAAATACTACGTTGCCGAGCAGAACCTAGCACCTTGGCTTGCGGAAGCTGGTATGCCTGCAATGACCAAGGAAGAGTTCCTTGCGAATTCGGCTGCACAAGAACAGTTGTTCAAGGCTAAGTTCGCTGCTTTGCAGAAGGAAAAAGGAACCTTCAACAAAGCCTATGAAGAATGGCAGAAGCTCAATCCGGGTAATACAGACGCAACTTCGGCTAATATTATCGCGGCAAATCGCACCCTCGCTCGTCGGGCATCTCTGTCTGAGCTTGATGAAGCTGCGCGTAGTGCTGTGCGTAAGGTTGATGATGATCCTGAGCTTGGGGATCTAACTGCGCGACAGATTGCACTTCGCAAGACGCGGCAGGAAGCACAAGATCGGAATGAAACCACTCGGTCAAATCAGATCATTGCTGCTCGTATGAATGAAAAAGGTCCGGGCGGTAAGTTGATATCCTCGCGTGAGGAACTTCTCAATACCCCCGAACGTCGTGCTGCTTATGATTCGCTGCCAGATACCGTGCAACGAAAGATCGACAAAGACCTCGAAGCAAATGCTCGCGGTGGATATGCGGCTACACCCGAAAATCAAGCCAAGTTCATGGGTCTTCGTGGGGCTATGCTTGATCCAAATATGTCGCAGGATCAGCGTGATGAATTACTATCGATGAATGTCATCAATTTGGAGATGCCTGCTGCGCAGCGACAGACATTGATAACCATGCAAGCTAAATTGATGAGAGATGCGATCAAAGCACCCAATGTAGCCTCTGCAATGTCACAACTTAAACCAAGACTGGATGCTCTCAAAATCACTGACAAAGAAGATGTTAATACTTTTCGTGGAGCATTGGCTGGTATCATTGCTGAACGTATGGAGCGCGAGAAACGTCCATTGAAGCCTGCTGAAATCCAAGAAGCAGGCAACGAACTTCTTCGCGAACGCGCATACAATCACCTCTGGGGTCTGAGTACAACAAAGGACTATAATTTCAGAGCCCCTGTACCGGAAGCAGAAAAACCAAACATAATCAAGAAGTTCAAAGAACTAAATGATGGACGTGAACCCAATGACGATGAAATGCGGGCTGTTTTCATTCGTATGAAATCGGCTTTGGATTATCAACGTCTCTACGGTAGGCCGAAAATCCCAGACAGGGCGCAGTGATGGACAATCTCAATCAAATCGATCCGGTCGAGCCTGAGGGTGACGTTGAATACGACTACACCCAAGCGGTTCGCGATGTTCAGAACGCGGGGCCTGAGATAGCCGCGGCGAATCTGGGCGAGAACCCCGAGTCAGGTGTGCGTGCGATCCAGCTTGCACAGGCTACTGGTTTGCCGCCTGCTGCGATTTACAATGATCCGGAGTTCGACAATGTAGTTCGTTTACAGACCGCGACCAATATCATCCGCGGTAACTCATACATCAATCAATACCTTCAAGGCTCACCCATGGCCTCGATTGTATCGAATGATGATTACGGGAATCTGGATGAGTTCTCCCAATCTGCTGCGAATACTGCCAAGCTCGGTGGTATCTTCCGCATTCCTGCCAAGGCCTTAATCGAAGCGCATGAAAAAGGCTTCGAAGGACTTCAAGAAGGTTGGGGCGGATCATTCTCATCTACGATTGGTTACAAACCAATCGACGACCTTATGGCAACACCGGGTTCAGCATCCGGTGCCTTATACCGTTTTATGTATCTCTCGGGCCAAATCGGTATCAAATCCCTAGGCGCAGTCATGAAAGGCGCTATGGCCTATGCGGGAGGTCTTGGTGAAAGCCTCTACGAGCAGACTATTGGGGATTCTCTTCCGACTAGTATTGATCCTTATGGTGCTAAGGGTTTCGGTAAAGCTATTTCGGGAATGGTGGAACTTGAGTTCAACCAACCGCCGATAGCTGCTGGTATATCTGCCGCAGGTGTGGGCCAGTTCAAAGGCGCTCAGCTTGCAAAGGCTATGGAGAACCCGGAGATTGGTGCAGCGATCAAAGCTGAACCTTGGGTGTCGAATGGGCTGGAGCCGCCTAAAGGTATTCATCCACACCTAGACAAGCTCAAAGCAGATGCCAACGTCGAAGCCCTGACATCACTTGAAAACGACCTCGCGATTGCGGCACAGTCAGCCACACGCGAACGTTCGCCGGAGATGTTCCAACGATTCGCGGAGCAACACTATGGAGACTCTACCATTGGAATTGCAGGCGATCGTGTTGCTGAGCTTTATCGGGATCGTATACCTGAGCCTAATGATGGTCTTCTTGGTTGGGTGGATGGTATTGCTGATAAGCTGGAAGCTGCTCGGCTTACTGGGGAAGACGTATACATTCGCACATCAGATTGGGTATCTCGGGTTGACCCGGCACTCGCGAAAACTCTGAACGAAGACATTCGCATGTGGCCCGGTGGGATCACAGCGAGGGAAGCTAAGGTTCCGGTTGAGCCGAGGGTTGTGGTTGATTCGCCGTTGGCACAGATCAGAGACATTGCGGACCTTGAACCGATGTTTGCGAATGGTGATCGGAAGCTGGAGCTAAGGAAGCAAGAGCAGAAGTTCAGCGATTTCCAAGATGAATTGGTTATGCATGATGCCCAAGGAAAACCAGTTGGGTATATCATTGTAGAACCACGACCGGGTACGAAGCAACTCTATATCGATATGATTCAGGGGGCCGATGTCAATGGGTTCGGCCCATCGGTGATTCGGGATATTAAGCGGCAACTTAAGGAACTTTACCCTGAGTATGAAACGGTTACCGGGCATCGGGTATCTGGTGCAAGGGAACAGGCTGGATCTTGGGAAGGGCCAAAGTCGCACCCCGAGGTAAAGCTCGACAACCCCGGTGGCATCGAAGATATCCAAGCCCATGATGCTTTTGACCGTATTGTCAAAGATGCGGCAATGGAAAAGGTTCATCCGGATGTTGCGGTTGAGGTTTATCCAAAGGAATTGTATGCGGAGAAAGAGCAAGCACTAATCAAAGCTGCCGAGGAAGAAGTTGCAATCCTCACCGGAGGAAGGATTGTTCCTGAACTTGCAGAGCAAATTCTTGCGCGGCATGCAAACAGTCCAACTGGTGTGCATATTACCTATCGCGATCAGTTACCTCGAATCTTCATCGACCTATTCGGACCCGATGTCATTGGCGTAGCTCGCCATGAAGCGATCCATTATCTTCGTCAGTCAGGGTTCATCACCCCGTCTGAATGGGCAATGTTGGTCAAGGCTGCTCGGGAAGAAGGTTGGATTACTCGGTATGATATTGATGCTCGGTATCAAAAGGGCAGCGAGTTCCTCAAGCTTGAAGAATCAATCGCAGAAGCCTTCCGGGATTGGGCAGCGAATCGGGAAGCCAACGCTGGCGTGAAAACACCTGCGACTGGTGTGTTCGAACGCATGGCGGAACTGTGGGATCGGATCAAGGCTAAGTTCACTGAAATTCTCGGGAAGGAACCCAAGTTCGAGGACCTATTCGAGCAGATTTATCAGGGTGAGGTAGGAAAACGGACCGAAGGCAAGCCGATCCATGAGGGTCAGTTT